CAACTCTACACCAAGCTCGACAGAATCGAGCGCGGGCAGCTAATCGATGAAAACGTTGTTCCGCTGCAAAACACGGCTAACGGACCCGTCATCAAAGACGATCCCACTGCCGTTATGGACAGCAACACAGACGAGCAAAACATCGATTATGGCTTCAAACGGCTGGCACTCGACTACGTGTATGCCGTCGCCGAAGCCAACGAGCAACCATTCATTGGGCTACTCAACCGCCTGCCGGTTCGAAATGCGCTTGAGGAAATTATCAGTGATCAAATGGAGTCACTGCAAACGTCCAACATCGTTGATGGATACGCGGTAAACGTCATCGATGAGTCGGCAACACAAGCGCGTGTCGAACTCTCGGTTAACGCCCCCGACCCACTCCGCTTCATCATCAACGATGTCAGCATTGGGAACTAACGCCCAAACAATTCACTCCACCGAGTTAAATCATGACTACACAAACCCCTGACGGAATCGACCGCATCGAATCTGCCGCCAACATCAGCCTCGTTCTCACACAGGGCAGTACATCGGGTGACACCGGTGGGGCAATGGTGGCCGAAGTACCAATTTCCCGGCTCGACACCACCAAGGACATCGAAATCGAGGAAATCCGTGAGTCTTCGCTCAAGGCGACTGGCTACAGCATTACCGCGATCTCCTATTCGGGGACGATGATGTTCAAGGGCAGCACACTGACCCGCAAGTTCGGTAACGGGCAGAGCATCAACGACGTGGTCTACGACGAAAACGGTGTTCCCGTGCCGGTTTCGATCACGATCACCCACGACATTAACGGCGAGCCGGAGAACTATCAGACGGTCCTCGTGACCAGTGACAGCTACGAGGTTCGAAGCGAGGAGGTCACTGAGACTGCCTTCGATTGGGTCGCCATGGACCGGACCAGCGACCAGCCGAACTAAGCAGCAACCACATTCGTATTTTTCAATAAACCATTCATGACTGACAACACCCAAGTAGCCGAGAGCGACGATACCGAAGCCGAAGAACCCAGCGTTAACATTTCCAAACTCCGAGAGATGGCCCTTCGTGGCGACGAGTATCGTGAGTGTATCGAGGACTTCACGTACTACGGCCTGAGTGGCGACCTGTATGTTCGCCCGCTTACTGACCCCGAGTTCCTGCCGATTGCAGCATTCCTCGAAGATCGGCTGGACATCGACGCGGACGAAGCCCAAGAGATGCTGGAAGAAGAAAAAGACGAGGAGGAGGGGGCAATCGACCCCACGCAGTTCGATGAAGAGTTCGTCTACATCATGGCCCAAGCCGCGGTCAAAGGCATCGACCGCACACAGGGAATCGCTCAAGGCGAAACCGAAGAGGGTATCCGCGAAATCTTCGGCGTGGCCGGAAACAGCGGTCAAGAAGGCATGGGGCTACAGGGCGGCAAAACCCTGTTCATCGCCGAGCGCGTTCTCTCCATTAGTTCAGACGCGGAGAGTGCGGAATCCTTTCGCCGAGACGGGGGCGGCGAGTAGCTTCGTTTTCTTACTCGAAGACTACGACATGGGGTTCCACGGGTCGGATTCACAACTCACACTGACGCCCCTACAGCGACAGATTATCGAAGCTGAAAAATCGAGACAAGCAGAACAGCAAGAAGAAAGAATGCCAGATGACGGGCCGTCCTCGAATCAACCCTCGCCATCTCGACCCCTTAACAGCAAAGGTTCTGCTGGGGGTGGCGGTAACAAAACCAGTCAGCAAGAAACTGTTCGCTACGTCAACACCAGCGAAAACCCGGATTACGATAGCTAATGTCAGTTGATATTAACCTCGACCTTGACGCCAAAGCGTTCTACGCTGAGTTAGCACAGGTCGAAATGCTCATGCGATCTATCGGGAAGGATCTCGATGGCATCGACTTTGGGACTGACATCGAGGGTATCAGCGGCGAGATTCAGAAACTCACGTCGGAACTCGAAGACGCCGAAGACCGGATGCAGCGCATCTCTCGTGAGATGAAAGAGAGTGCCGACGCATGGGATGACGTTGACGTTGGTGGCTCACCGCAGAACTTTAACAATAAGCGCAGCGAAGACGGTGGGCCAAAAACCGGACCCCCCAACGGGGGCACCGGGTCGTCCTCTCGCGGTGATGGCCGGGGGTCAAACCCCACAGCTATCGCACGAAGGATTGAAAATCGCTTCGGCATGAAAGACGGAACGATCAACGCTGATACAATTCGGGGGATGACGATCAAAGAGGTCAACTCCGAAATTGCCGATTCGCTATTCGAGGAGCGCGGTGTTGGATACCCAGCCCGTAACTTCGGAGCCGGATGGAACGGCTTTGACGGGGTTGATATACTCAACTCCGACGGTCGGTTCCACAGCCCCCGCGATCCATCTGCGGGAATGTTATCAGCCAAGATCAGCCGCGGTCGTTCAGGCGGCGGTCGTGGGAAGAACATTCCGATGATGGATATGCGGAAAAACGCGAAGATGTCGAAGGTCAGAAAGCGGATTGGAAACATCCGAAGAGCGACCAATAAATTCGGCAGTGCCATTGCCCGCCTCAAGCCAGATATGACTTTCTGGTACAACATCTTGGCGGCCATGATTCCGATGCTGGCGGCATTCGCCGTTCACGCATTCGGTGTGGCAGCCGCGATGGGGGCACTCGCTGTCGCCGGAGCAGCAGTCGTCGGACTGGGCCTGATTGGCTACGGCGAGGACATGGACGCAGCGTGGCAAAACGCGACAAGCACGTTAGCTGACTTCAAGAAAGAACTATTCCAAGTCTTCCAACCATCGGCCCAGCCGCTTGCGTCGATCAGTGACGAGTTCTTCGATTTCGCACCCGAAGCAATGCGACCGATTGCGGAGTCGATTGCTGAACTCGCCGTGTTCGAAGACGCGATCTTCGCGGCATTCGAGGGTGGGAGTCAGTTTATCGCTGACTTTTTTACCACGATTGCTGACTACGGGGGGATAATCACGCAGCTTGCGATGCGATTCGGCGGCATCCTCGGAACGGAAATCATCGATCTGTTCATCTGGCTAACTCAAGAAGCATACGCGAATCAGGAAACGTTGATCGCACTAAGTAGAAGTGCCAAATACGTTGGTTTGGCGTTCTACGAGGTCGCACTCATGATTGCGAAGTTCGTTGCCACACTTGAGCCGTTGTGGGTACTGCTGTACAAGATGTCCACGCTGCTCGGTAACAAGTTCGCCGCTGCAATGATAATTGCTACGGCACTTCTACTCGGGTTGCTGTTCGTCTTCGCCAAAATTGCAATCGGTGCGATGAACCTGATGCTCGCCTTGCAAACACTTGGTATAGTCGGCAGTGCTTCAATCGCTGGGCTGGCGACCAGTGCTATGACGTGGTTAGGCGGAATGCAAGTCGCGATCATGAACACCATTCGGTCGCTGACGGCACTCAAGCTGGCGTTGATTTCAACCGGTCTTGGTGTGCTGCTCGTCGGTGGGGGGATGCTTCTCTCAGCCGCGTATAGCTCCGCTAACGAGTTTGACGGTCCAGACGATGGTGGCCCCTCGTGGTCCGGCGGAAGCGGTGGGAGCGGCGGGAGCGGCCCATCACCGTCTGCTGGCGGCTCTGCTATTGGCGGTGGGACGACGAACAACTACTACAACTACGAGTTCAACAGCGGTGGCGGCGAGATGAACAACGACGAAAAGCAGCGATGGCAGTCGCATCTCTCAGAAATGGAAAGTGAAAATAAGGCGGTCAACCCACCGAGTCCGGGTAATTCCACCAGTACGTCTACAAGTTCGAGCGATGGTGGTAACTGATGATCGCTGGACCGGACGAGCTACCATACGACAGTCAGATCCCCAGCGATCCGAACAAGCCACTTCCATTCGGGATGCAACCCCGCGAAGACAATTGGGAGTTCTTCCCTGAATACTTCCCTGACCGTCTGCCTCAAACCAAAGACAAGAAGCTCAACCGCGAATCGGTGCAATGTGCTGGCGAAGACGTGACTATCGAGACGGTCAAAAACCGAGAAGTCCACGTCAGCGGCGTCGTCCTCGCGTCGGAAATTGATATTTTCCAAACGCTAACTGACTACGACAAACCCATCGATCTCTACACCCCACTGCTGCCGTATGGTGGCATGGAGTGTATTATCAAAAACACCGAAATCGACGCCAACCCCGATGGCTTTGACGCGTATTTCCGCCAGTGGCGGTTCTCCTACACGATTGATCTCGTGAGTACCGGCTACGACGAATACGACACGGGCGACAACGAGATTGTCAGTGCGATTATTGACGAGTAACCCATGAGATGTCAAAGTATGTGGACTATCCGGTGGCCCGAGGTTGCCGGAACAAACGGGCCGTTAGAGCTTACCCCACGTAATCTCACGTTTAAATCCGAAAACCGAAAATACGACTACTGCAAAGCCAAGTTCTCAACTGAGATTGGCGAAATGTTGAAACCCGAAACCGGTGGTAGAACCGGGCAGTTGCGCGATCCCCAGCCCGTCGAGTTGCTACTCGATGACGAGCGGATTGCGGCACTGTATTTCAAGCCCGATTCAGTTCGCTACACCGACGGTGGCACGCACATCGAGTTCTACGACCTACAAGAATCGATGGACAGTGGGGTTGTTGACATGCAGTGGAACGAAGTTAAACTTCGCGACATCTACGAGTACGTCTTTGAGAAGCGTGAAAACGATCTGATCAAAGAAATCAAGTTCGCACTACCGGATGAAGCTCCCGGCGGTACGAAGTTCAAAACGGAGACAATAACAATAGACCGGCGCGGCAGTTTTGAAAAACTGTTCGGTCCCGAGCGGATCGAAGCCTATGAAACTAAAAAGATGATCGAGAGTACGTATCTGTTCGACACCGAAAACACCTCGCCGATTGAAGCCATTTGGGAACTCAACGAGCTGTTCCAAATCCAAACGTGGGTTGACAAAGACTACATCATGTGGGTCGGCGTTCCCGAAACCCTCGGTGTCGGCCACGTTGCAGCCCCGGATGACAGTCGCGCACTTCGGTACTCGAATTTCAACGTCAGCCACCCCCGCGAGCCAATCGCAATGGTTGTAGTCGAGGGGTCGTGGGTTGACACACCCGGCATTGGCGTTGATGCTGGTTCGTTCTTCAACCCATGGTCGAAAGACGGGGTTGGCAACAGCGGCGATGTCCGCGCTGAGGGCTTCGTGAAAAATCCCTTGGTAGACATCGAACGGGGTCAAACGTTCAAGGTCAGCGTTGAACAGGCCAAGAAAGAGGCACTCCCCACAATCGCGTGGAACTATTACTCCGAGAAGATGAAAGAAGCCTACAACGGGTCGGTGCGCCTCAATCCCGAACTATCGGGTAACAGCTTCACGGACATCGAGGACATCAAAGTTGGGGACTACCTCTACGTTGTTCCCGACGATGATCTATTCGATGACCCCGCCGCCTCGTCGGGTCAACTCGGTTTCGGCCCGGACAAAAACGATTACTGCGGTCAGTTCGTTCACAACGAGATTTACATCGTTACCGGTGTCACACACAGTGTCACCGGCAGTGAATGGACGGTCACGGTCGATATATCCATGGTTCCCGACATGATCGGGCAAGACGACATGGGGCTTCGCTACTTTAACCCCCGGTCGGACGACTATCTCACCGAAGAAGACGTGTTCAGTGGGCCTCGATTGTTCGAGGAGTTCTGATCACCCCCCTCAGTATATAAACCGATTACCTTTCATAGTTATGGAACACGGGATTATCACCGCGACGTACTACGAGAATGGCGTTGTAAAATGTGACGTGCAAGCACTTCGAGTTGATACCGAGTACGACAAAGTACCGGTACTCAGGTCGGCTGCCGCGCTCACCGTAATGCCTGCTATCAAGCAGAAAGTGACGATGGAAAAACTGGGCGGTGAACGGTTCATCACAAACGTCATGGCGGCGTTGGAACCGGATTCGCGGCCCGATGAAATAGACAGCAACGAGTTTGCACTTCAGTTCGACGCTGATACCAAACTGACGTTCACCAAAAACGATAGCGGCGATTACGACATCGACATTCAAGCCGGCGGTGATGTGACGATCAACGGGATTTCATTCAGCAATCACGTCCACAGCACGGATACTGGCACCACTGGTACACCCGAATAATGGATTACGCACTAAACAAAGAGTTGGACATTTTCACCAACGAATGGGGCAAGTTTGTCACCGTTGAGGGCCAAGCCGAGTTCGAACAATCGGTGACAGTCGATCTCCACGACCGTCAGTCGGAACTGATTGGAAGTGGATTTGATTTGCCGGACCTTCGCCAGAAAATCAAGCTGATAATCAGTCGTCTCGCCAAAGAGTACGCGGTTATCGATGCAATAAGCGAGCTATCAATTCGAAGATCAGCGTCCGCGGACGACACCCTCAGAGTATCAATCGTGTATGACACCGGAGACGAATTTACGGAAACGATTTAATGCCACTCACAGAAGACGGGTACGTACCCCTCAACACGGATCAAATCTACCGCCGCCTGAAAAACGACTTTCAGGACCGGTTTGACCAAACAGTTCAACCGGGGAGTATAGCCAATGACCAACTCATGGCCGAAGCCGAGACACTGGCTGAAAACCAAGAAAAATCTATTCAGCGGGTCTATGAGTCGGCCTATATTGAGGATGCAACAGGCAAGAACCTTGAAAAGCTGGTCAAACGCATTGGACTAACGCGACGCGAGGCTTCACGGGCGGCCGGCGTCATCGAGTTTCGACGCGAGGAGGTCGCCGAAACAAACTACGTTATTCCCCGAAACGAAGTTGTTCAAACACGGGGCAAAAACCCCATCGAGTTCACCACCCGAGAAATGGTGGAAATCCAACCCGTCTCTGATTTCGAGAACGACCTCGAAGATTGGACGGGGGATGAAGCCGATTTCGCCATCGAAACGACAACCCCACTTGATGGTGATAAATCGTTGGTTGTTCCGGCAACAGTTGGTTCTCGCATTGTCACAACTGACAAGGAGTTCGGCATTGGAACTACATTCGACCTTTCGCTTCGACAGGGCGCAGATGCGTCCACAGCGATTCAATTCGGTGTGAACGGTCCAGACAACTACCACGAGGTAGAAATCGATCAGGGAGCCAGTGACCTGCGTCTGCGCTCGGTTGTGGATGGTGTCGAAGACGGGTTGAAGACCGAGACGGTTACAACCGCCGCCGATACCACCTATCACATCGAGATTGACTGGTCGATTTTCGGCCAGTTGGTCGTAACTGTGTATGGTAGCCAGTCAAAAGAGACGGTTGTCGGAACCGTGTCACTCGATTACGAACCCGACTGGACTGAAGGCGCGATTGCAATCGTTTCTCGTGATTCGTCTGCAACGGCATTGGCTGACACGATTTACACGTCGGCTGTAACAGCTAACATCCGAGCGAAAACTGGTGGGGTAGACGGCAACGTTGGCCCTAATCAGATCGCCGTTTCGCGGGATGGACTAACAGGCGTCACTGACATTACGAACCCAGTTGCGACTGGTGACAGTTCGTATTTGGATACCAACCTATCGCCGTTGACTATCGGGCAGAAACGCGAGGACGATGCCGCTCTCCGCCAACGAGCATTTGAAAACTCGTCTATTGGCGGGGCGGCGTCTCGCAGTGCGCTTGAGGCGGCGATGAGTCAACTCGATTCGCTACAGTCGGTCAACACGAAACGGAACCGCTCGGATGAAGTCGTTGATGGTCTTCCACCCCACTCTTACGAACTCATTATCTACGGGGGCGATGCGGCCAAGGTCGCCGAGATAATGGATCAGACGGCATCTATCGACTCACAAGATGTGGGGGGTATTCATGGCACCGAAGTTACCTACGATGTCGAATCCGATGTAACTGGTTCGGTTGACACCTACCACTGGTCGTCGCCAGCCGAGATTAACCTCGATATAACAATCGACTTGATTGTTGACGACACGTACATTGGTGATTCAGCAATTCGTTCGCTGATCATCAACTACGTAGGCGGAACTGACAATGATGGCTCGCAGGTTGCGGGCCTAAGTAATGGCGAGGATGTCTATCTCTCGGTTCTCAAAACCAAGCTCATCAACCCGGACGAAACCGGAGTGTGGGAAGTTGACGCACTCACAGTAGACGACAACGCCGATGGCACAGACGACACGGTCGAACTTGCCAACGGAGCGAATGTCTACTCAATCAGCGACGAAGAGGTTGCGATTACGAACGCACGGGACGGTTCGATCACCGTCAACACGGTAATGAAATAACATGGCGGAACTCACATCAGACGCATACCAGAGTATCAGAGACTTCGTGAACAGTTCGACGGGAGTTCCAAACGACTGGGACTACATCGAACTGTACGACGATGCAAGCAACGCAGTCACCCGCGTTTCGATCACTGTCGATGGCCGGTGTCAATGGCTCGATGTAGACGGTGACAAAACACTACAGATCGAGTTCGACGTGACCGGCAGTGACGGCGATATTCCCATTCCAACAACACTTAAGTATTCGGCAGTATGGGATTCGGCGAGCGGGGGGCGACAGATCACGGTCAAAGAGCAGTTCGCAGAAGCGGTCATCAACCAAAGTGGTGACAGCGTGGTCATCACTCACAGTATCGACATTCCACAGTAACCCGGTAGTACATTTATAGATGGCATCACCACCACCACCAGAGAACGTTGTTGCGACGGTTAATGCCAACGACAGTATTTCACTTGAATGGACGTTTGACTCCTCGTCGGGCGGTGTGGATAATTACGAAGTGCAGATCAGCCGCGATGGCGCTTCGTTTACTAATCCTACTGGTGGACCATCCTCGCCGACTGGTACTGGACCGCATACATACGGTCCTAACAGCGACAAAAGCTATAATAGCGTTGTTGGAATTGACTCATCGTTTCAGTTTCGTGTCCGGGCAGTAAATACCGATGGAACATCTGACTGGAATACTTCACCAACAGTTTACACCGACCCATTACCACCACATAATCCTGTAATTACACGACCAAGTGCTAATGAGATAACAATTACTGCTACTACTCAAGCCGATAACGTAGTTGGATATGTAATTTATTACCGTGAAGATACCGGAAGCGGATATAGTAACTGGACTTCATTTGATTGGGTACAAGGTAAAACTGTAAAAGGAAATCGCTGGTCAAAAACATTTGTAGTTGGTGAAACTTACCACGCCAACTATGGTAGCCAAAGTATTCAGGAAAATGCTCGATACCAATTTAAGCTAAATACTCATCAAACCACACCCGAGCGAGATGGTTGGAGTATCGGAAGCGAACACGTTTACGCCGACTACGGCAACGATGGCAACGTATTCTTCGAGGACGATTTCGAGTCCGGCGACTTCAGTGCGTGGGACGACACTTACCATGCAACTAACCATGTAGAAAGCGGATCACACCACAATACCGGGATTTCAGGCCCAGATCAAGGATCTAATTACTGGGCTGGTATCGGAGTCGATGATACCGAGTCTTCATGGCTTCAAAAGAACCTTGGCGACCTTTCGGGTGAAAATGACGTACTCGTAAAGTGTGCATTTGCTGTTGGCTCACTCGATGATGGATCTGAAAACTTCAACATTGAGTGGTACGATGGCTCCACATGGCGGGTCTTAGTCGAATGGAAACACGAGTACAACGAACAAGGTTGGTTTGAAGTATCTGAAATAGTCCCCGATTCATGGCTATCTACAGATAATCGGATTCGAGTTGGTGACACTACCAGTTCGGGTATGGGGGGTGGTGACTACTTCGCAGTTGACCGTGTAGTCGTTAGTGATATTCTGCACGAATACACAAGTCCAGCTTTTCTTCCATCGGTAACCAACCTCACGCCATCGACTTCATCAGATACTACGATTGATGTTTCGTGGTCGAATGAATCCAACAACGAAGATGGATTCAGGATTTTCTACAAAGAATCCGGCACTGGAGACTGGACTCAGTGGGTTGATCTCAATGCTGAAACTACTGGTGACACAATAACTGGACTGACTCAGAACACCAGCTACGACTTCTACGTTGAAACCTACAACGAACACACTACTTCATCCAGCAGCACATCCTCGGCTGAAACATTCCTCAACGAACTACGGTCGGCAGCCAGTCACTCGGCGATTAGTACTTCGTCAGCAAAGCGAGTGTTGAGCATTTCCGAGTCGGTAACTTCGAGTAGTAACTCGATGACCTCGCAGAACAGCAGGCTCATCGCCCTGCTTGAAAACGCGTCATCGGCCCTGTCAGGTGGTTCGTCGCGGTCTGACAGAAGCCCATTCACCAGAGTCCGAGCCAACGGTTCCCACAGCAACCAACTGTCGTCGGACTCGATCAGAGTCACATCGCTGTTTGAATCGGTCGGCTCTCACAGCAATGCGCTCAGAAGCCGCAGCAAGCGCGTGGTGAGCTTGCTCGAAACCGTGTCATCGGCCCTGTCAGGTGGTTCGTCGCGGTCTGACAGAGGCCCATTCACCGGAGTTCGAGCGGGGAGTTCCCACAGTCGAGGATCGTTCACCACCGTGTTCAACGACCGAACGTCACTCGAACTGCTTGATTACCCACTTGAGTGGGACGACGGAGAGGTCGCGTGGTACACCGATTGGTTTTCTGAATCTAAGATCCTCGGTAGTGAGGACACATTAGCCATTCGTGGGATGGTCGTGCCGGGTGCGAAAGAACCAGCCGCTACGGTCTACGTGGAATACGACGCTGATGGCAACGGCAACCCCAACGCGGTCAGTGATCCAGTTGATACTGGGCACAATGAAGCGATACACACTGTCGAGGGTATTCCCCTCGACGAAGGCGGTTGGTACCGGCTGAAAATCACCAATCACAGTGGGTACAACGAACTGTACTCGCTGGATCTCGGGATGGTACACTAAATGTACAGCACAACTGAAACGCAAAGCGACGACATTATTGACAACTGGGATGGCCCAGTATCACTTGAACCGGGCGATAACCTGTATAAACTACTACAGGTGGTTGGCAGTGAAAACCGCCGACTCGATCTCGAACTGGAATCACTGTACGACAACCGATTTGTTGATACGGCAACTGGCAGAGAACTCGAAAAACTCGGTAGATACGTCGGTGTCACTCGAAAAACCGACGAGAAGGACGACAAGCTCCGAATTCGAATTAATGCTGCGTTCGCCTCACAGGCATCGGACACAACGCGTGATTCATTTGCGACAGTCGCGCTGCTTGTTCTCGATGCCGACGCAGAGTCGGTTTCATTCAGTTCACCACCCGAGACAGAACCCAAAACGGTTGAACTGACGGTTGACGGCAGTATTATCGACGCGAGTCCATTGACTATAGACGAAATCCAAGTCCTACTCAACGGGGCACTCAGCGTTGATGCACAGGCGGTAATCATTTCGGACGGCAGCTTCGCGTTTGCAGGCGATGACGCCTCGCTCGAAGGGTTCAACGAAGGTACGTGGTCATCCACGGTTAACTAACTATGGCACGAGACAACATTAGCTACAGTCACGGCGACAACGGCAGCGAACCGTCATCCGCTCTTGACTTTCAGCAGAATCAACGGCCCGACGCACAGAATTTCGACTGGTTTTGGTCAACGGTAATCAACCGGATCAACGGGATTAACTCCGAGTTCAACCGACTCGATAGCAACGACGATGGGAAGGTTGACGCGGCTGATCAGGCGGACAACGCAGATACGCTCGATGGTGAACACGCAGGGGCGTTTGCCGATGCTGGTCACAATCACGACAGTAGATACTACACAGAATCTGAAGTAGATTCTAATTTCGCAGTGAGTGGCCACAATCACAACCACGATGAACTGACCAACGTCGGTTCGAGCGATCACCACAGTCGGTACACTGACAGTGAAGCAGTTGCGGCAGTCAATGGCGAAACATCGCTAACGGTTGACATCACTGGAGATGCAGACACAGTAGACGGACTTCACGCTTCGGAACTTGGACTTAGCGAGTCCGAAAAAGAACAACTGGACGAGGAAATTCTCGCTACTGGACTGATGGACTTCTAACATGGTAAATATACAAATCGAAAACTCACCGCTCAGTATTCAGTTGAGCGACACTGAATCTGTAACAGTTCCCACCGGAGAAGTGTGGAAAGTT